TTACGACTGCGGATCGTCATGGATGAAGGCGGCTGGACGCTGACACCTGGCACCACAAAGGAAGGAAAAGCCAGCCGCCTCTCGACGCGATAGCACCCGTTCGCCGCGTTGCAGGATCGCCGGAACCTCGTCCGGGCGCAGTCCGGCAAAGCCACCCGCATGCATGCGCGGCGCATTGGCAAAGGCCAGCGCCGGGACCATGCGACCGGGGCCCGGCGATCCGACCACGCCACCTGCGTGCAGGATGCTGGCGAACAACCCGCCCGCGCCGCCCAGCGCGCCGGAGAGCGCGTTGGCGATGGGGCCAAGAATGAACCGCCGCGCCGCCAGTTTGGCCAGATCGGCAATCATCGAGGTGACCAGATCGCCGAAGTTGAGCTTGCCAGTCTTGACGAAATTGCCCACGGCGTTCTCGGCGCTCTGGAAGGCTCCGACCAGCGTGCTCCCGATATCGCCGCCAATGTCGCGGGCCTTGGTGGCATAGTCGGCCAGCGTGGCGGTGACGGCGGCCCAGCCGGTCAGGGCGGTTTTTGCGCCCTCAGCGGTCGCGGTCCCGACGGCGCGGCCAGCCGCCCCAGCGCGCCCTGCGGCACGGCCCGTTCCGTCCAGTTCCTCGCCCAGCGCGGCAGCTGCGGCTGCGGCCCCGGCCAGTGCGGTTTCGGCCTCCGCCCCGCTGCCGGTCATGGCGTCGCGCAGCGCCTGCAAGCTCGCAAGCGGCCGACTGGCGGCATCGGCCAGCATGCCCGCCGCCTCGCGAAACCCATCGGCGCGGGCGCGGGCATCCTCGGCCATCGCGCCAAAGCCGAGGTCGGGTGGGTCCAGGAAGCTGCGCGACAGCGCGGCAGAGAAGGCGTCCGCCGCAGCGGTCCCGGCAGCGGTTGCCGCACCTTCAAACGGGTTGCCGATCCTGCCCAGCCCGACAGGATCCAGCGTGCCGATCCGCACACCGCCCTCGCCGGTCGCCCATTCCGGCAGCAGGGCAAGGGCCGCGTTCAAGCCTTCGATGAAACTGTTGATGCGGGTGACGACGCCATTCAGCATCGCCTCGATGCCCGAGATCAACCCGTTCGCGGCCTGAAACGCGAAGTCGCCGATGGCGCCGGGCAGTCCGCCCCAGATCGCCACCGCGGCATCAAAGGCCCCCTGAAAGATCGCCGCCGTCCGGTCGCCGAAGCTGACGACGCCTGCGATGGTGCCTTCCAGCGCCGACAGACCGGACGCCTTCAGCCCTTCCCAGCCCGCCGCCATGTTGGCAAGGGCTGCGTCGAGCGCCAGCCCCATCCGCGACCAGACCTCTTTGGCCAGATCCCCCAGCAGCCGGAACGCCTCGCCCACGCCGCCCGCGCCCGCGACCAGCCTTGTGAACTGGAACACCAACTCGCCCGCGCCGACAATCAGCGCGCCGATCCCGGTGCGGATCAGGGCACCCCGCAGCACGACCAGCGCCGTGGCCAGCCCGCGCACCGACAGCGCCGCCGCCGCCAGCCCGGCCACCCAGCGCCCGGCCATCAGGCCCGCAAAGGTCGCGGCGATGGACGCCAGCCGTCCGATGTTGTCAAAGAGTGCGCTTATGGCGATTCCCAGCGGCCCGCTGGTGCGCGCCACGCTCGCCAGCGCATTGGCCACCGCCTCCAGCGCAGGGGCGGCCGCCACCGCCAGCTGGTTCGAGACCCCGCGCCAGATCAGCCCCAGCCGCGAGATCGCATCGTTCGTGCGCTCGATCTGGCCCGCGTCAGCTTCCGAGACCACGACCCCGAAATCCTGCACATCCGCCGTCGCTTGCCGCAACGTCGCCGTGTCGATCCGGGTGAACACCAGTGCAGCCCGGTCGCCAAAGAGCTGCGAGGCGACAGCGGCGCGCTCGGCCTCTGGCACAAACTGGCCCAGCGCCTCCTGAATGGTGGCGATGCGCGCATCGAGCGGTAGGCGTTGCAGATCCTCGGCCGAGAGCCGCAGGCGGCGCAGGGCGTCCACGGCGGGGCCGGTCCCCGCCGCCGCCTGGCTGAGCCGCCGCTTCAGCTGCACGGTGGCCTGTTCGACCTGACCCATCGACACACCCGCCAGATCGCCCGCGCGCTCCAGCACCTGAATGCTGGCCACGGTCGTGCCGAGCGAGGCCGCGAGCTTGGCCTGCGCATCCACCGTTTGCAGCCCCGAGCGGATCATCGCGGCCCCGGCAGCGGCCAGCGCGGCGGTCACGGCTGCTGCCGCCAGCGTGGCGCGGCTGGCAAAGGCGGCGACGCGGGCATTGGCCAGATCCATCTCGCGCGACAGACGGCCAAAGCCGCGCGCGCCAGCCGCGCCCACACCTTCCAGTTCCGCACGCACCTGGCGGCCGCCTTCCGCCACAAGGCGGACGGACACGCGTTTCTCAGCCATTTTCTTGGGTCCTTGCTTTTAACGGCTTTGCGTCTTACGTTATGTTTATCGATCACGGAGGCGTATGATCATGTCAGAGACCGCAACCCTGTCCTCAAAATTCCAGATCTCGATCCCGAAAGCGATCCGCGCCGCGCAGCATTGGGAAGCCGGGCTGACCTTTGCCTTCATCCCCAAGGGCACGGGCGTCCTTTTGGTGCCGGTCCCGAAGCGGGAGGCGCTGAAAGGTCTCGCGCGCGGGGCATCGGTTAAGGACTACCGTGACCGTGCGGACCGGGTCTGATGGTCCTTGTCGATACGTCGGCGTGGATCGAATGGCTGATCGGATCGCCCACCGGAGAGAAAGTGGCCGAACATCTGCCCGAACAGGCAGATTGGCTGGTGCCGACCATGGTGCAACTGGAACTGGCAAAATGGCTGGCGCGCGAGGTGGGCGAGGACAAGGCCGATCAGGTGATTGCCTTCACGCAGGTCTGTCAGGTCGTGGCGCTGGATACCGAGATTGCCCTTGCCGCCGCCGAGGCTTGCCGGGACCACAAGCTGGCAACGGCGGATGCCATCATGTTCGCCACCGCCCGGACAAAGGGTGCGACGCTTCTGACTTGCGACTCGCATTTCGAGGGCCTGCCGGGAGTTACGTTGATCAAGAAGATCAAAAGCTGACGCCAGTCCCTGACGATTCTGCCATCTGTTCGTTGAGTTTGCGCACCATCACCGCCTCGATCTCGGGCAGCAGTTCGGCGGCGATGAGGGGGTCAATGTCCAGCGCACGAGCCATCGCCAGCGCTGCACCCATGTCCCAGCCCAAGACCGCGCCCGGGATCACGCGCAGCTGGCCGCCAAGGCGGCCGACCAGGTCCCAGACCTGCCAGACTTCCGGCGTCTGGGGCCGGTTCAGTCTTGCGGGGCAGTCCGGGCAGGTTTGCGTGCAGGCCTGGCAGTATCGCTCGCCTCCGCCGAAGGACCACTCGGCAAGGGCGCGGAGGCGTTTTTTTCCTGATCCAGAATGAGACCCCGCGCGACATAGGTGGTCTGGAACGCCTCGAAGACCGGCCAGATTTCCAGCAGGGCGTCGATGCCCTCGGGGCTGACCGGCACGGGATTGCCTGCGTCATCGCCCACGCCCTCCCAGTCGAGCACGGCGCGGCGGGCGACGGATTTGGCCATAACGAGGGCCAAGTCTTCCTGGCTCGCGCCCTCCGGTAGTGTTTCCACAGCCAGATCAGCGCGGGCCGAAACCATCAGCGCGGTGGTCAGGGGGGCGACCAGCAAACGTAGGCCGGGGGCGAGGTCCAGCCATTCGGGGCTGGCGGTCAGGTTCAAGCGGATCATCAATAGGCCTCCACATCATTGAACAGGGTTGCGGTGCACATGGCGTTAGCGACGCTGTCGTGCGCCGCTTGCCAGTCGAAGGTGGCCTGCACGCCCTGCGGTCCGGAAATCTCGATGCGGGGGCGGGGCAGGTAGACGGCGTGCACTGTGAAGGTGAAGCTTTCGCCCGAGGGGAGCACATAGGCGTCGACCTCATCGAGAAAGATATACCGCGCAGGCATCGAGCGCAGGTCTGTCGCCGAGTTCGCGCCCGTCAGCACCAGGATGCCGCCGGGGAACTCTTTTGAGAGCATCGAATTGCCCGCGTCGCGTGACCGGGCGGGGTTGACGCGTTCGCGCAGGGCGGGGCTATCCGCAATCAGCGGATCGAGACGGCCCCGCGATGTGCGCTTGGCCAATTCCAAGCTCGGCAGCACGGCCAGCATCGGCCCCGGCGCGTGATGGATCACGAAGCCGATCCAGTTGTTGCCAGCCTCGGTCGCGCCGACTTGCGCCGCCTTCATGAAGCTGATGCGCTGCGCCGGGTGGCGCGGCGACAGCACATCCATGATCTCGCGCAGGTAAGGCGCGCGGGCCGTGCGATAGCGCCCCGGTTCGGCCGCACCGCGCGACGACAGCCAGCGATGTTGATCTGCCCATTCCGACACCGTCAGGTCAGGATCGGGACGGATGCCGTTGCGCCAGGAGCGTAGGATGTCCTCGGCCCCGTCAAACCCGAGGTCGAGATCGGCGGTCAGGTCATCGTTATCCGAGGGAAACCCTGAGATCGGCGAGGGCGTCGAGTTGCGCTCTGACATGGGCTTCCAGCACCCTCTGCAGGATCGCGGCCTCGATCATCACCGGTTTGCCGGATTGCTTCTCCACCTCCGCTGCCACTTCGGCCGCCATCAGCGCCGCCACCCTGCTGGGCCAGGTCACCCAGGCATCGCGTTCCTGGCGAGCGAGACGAAACACCAGCGTTTCCGCCCGCGCCCGGTCCACAAGTGTGCCCTTGCGCTTCTGGATCGCCAGCTGGCGTTCCTGTGCCTGATAGACCGTCAACGCGGTGCGGGCCTTCAGATAGGAGGAGCTGTCCGCTGGCCCGGAAAATCCACTGTCGCCATGCCCAAGGCGCATCAGCGCTACGGCGGCATGACGCCCGAGAGCCTGATCACCCGAGCCGCCCGCACCGGCTATCACGCCGCCGCGCTCGTCGAGCGGCTGATGCGCGACAGGCCGCATCCGGAACAGGGCTATCGATCTGCCTTGGGTGTTCTTGGCCTGGAACGGCAGTTCGGGGCGGACAGGCTGGAAGCGGCCTGCGAACGCGCCCTGACGGTCGGCACAGTCACCTATGCCTCGGTTCGCTCCATCCTGATCACCGGTCTGGATCGGGCACCCAGCCCGCCAGACCCGGTCACCGCCACGCCGGTTCACGACAACATCCGTGGCCCCGGCTACTACCAGTAACCCTCGAAAGGACAAACAAATGCTGACACACCCCACACTCGACCAGATGGCCGCGCTCGGCCTGACAGGCATGGCAGACGCCTGGAAGGCGCTGGCCGAACAGGATCCGGGTCAGGCCCTCGAGCGCAATGAATGGCTCGGCCTCATGCTCGACCGCGAAGCCGCAGCCCGCGCCGACAAGCGCTTCGCCAACAGGCTGCGCAATGCGAAGATGCGCTTTCCCAACGCCTGCATCGAAGATGTCGATTTCGCCGCCAGCCGGGGGCTCGACCGGCGTCAGATCCTCGCGCTCGCCCAAGGCGACTGGATCAAGGCCCGCGAACAGATCATCCTCACGGGCCAGACCGGCACTGGCAAGACCTGGCTCGCCTGTGCCTTCGGCCATCAGGCCGCACGCCTGGATCATTCCGTCCTCTATGTCCGGATGCCGCGGCTCTTCGAAGACATGGCCATGGCACGCCTCGATGGGCGCTTTCCCCGCCTCGTCGACAAGCTGGCCCGCGTCCAGCTGCTGGTGCTCGACGACTGGGGCACGCATGGGCTGACCGACCAGCAGCGGCTCGATCTGCTCGAGCTTTTCGAGGAGCGCTACCAGCGGCGGTCCACCATCATCACCGCCCAGCTGCCCGTGTCAGGGTGGCATGACATGATCGGCGAGCCCACCATTGCCGATGCCATCCTCGACCGGATCGTCCACAACGCACACCGCATTGAACTCAAGGGAGACAGCATGCGCAAAAAGGACCGGAACGCGGCCTTGACCTCCGCCGAAAACACCGAAACTATCCGAACCGAAACATGATCGCAGGCAGATGATCAGCCGTGCCCGAACTGTCCGGGAATTACTGAAACGGCTGTCCGGGAATTAGCGTAATCGCTGTCCGGTATTTCTGAAATCCGCAGTGTGCCCCGTTGCGGCTCTTCCCATCGTCCAGTTGTTCAATACGCTTGGTGATCTCACGTTCTATGGACGACCACAGAAACAGGATCGAGCCGACGCTTGCCTGCATTTCCAAGAAGGACACTGGTTCGGGTTTCTGCTCCTCTGCCATTTCATCCATGACGCTGCTTTATTCCTTCCAAGATTCCTAGCTTGACCTTTGTTATTCGCATACTGTTGGGTTCGAGCGGCCATCCCAATCAGTATAACACTCAGGGTTCATGAGGCCTTCAAGTCTATCTGAAACTCCGAAAAATTCGCCAAGCGGCCCTTGCGCAACGGCGCCTGCCACAAAGAGCCCAATTCCGACTGCCCAAGCAAGCCATGCTTTTCCGGTCCGTTCGGTGATCTTGGGCCCAAGCCAGATCCCAAGCGCGATACTGCCGAACATCAGGCCATAGTGAAGGCCCAGCGCAACGAAGTTCTCTCCAAACGCGGCCGCAGGGCTGCGTTCACTGAATGCAGGAAGAAGTGCAGAAACGATCCAGAACAGGCCGATGCCGGAAATCCAGCGAGCGGCGACAGGCCATCCCATCCAAGCGTCGAACAATCGGGCCAATTCTTGCCACTCCCTACAGGTTCTCGAAAGCATCTCAACTTCAAATGGTTGGTATCCTGTCCGATCAAACTGGGCAACTTAGGAAGCTCTTTGCCCTGACTTTCCAACCGTCGCCATCTCCCACCGCCGCACGGCGACGTCGCAGTAAACCGGGTCCAGTTCCATCGCGAAGCAGCGCCGCCCAGCGCGTTCGGCGGCGACGATCTGGGTGCCAGAGCCGCAGAACGGCTCATAGATCAGATCGCCCGGATCCGAGAATGCCGTCAGCACCGCCTCGACCAGTGCCACCGGGAACACGGCTGGGTGCGATCCGGCCGCGCCCAGCCCGCCTTTGTGGCGCATGATCCGGAAAACGCTGTCCGGGATGCGGTGGCTCTGGATCGCATTCCCGGTGCCGGTCTTGGCGTGGACGCTGCCGTCGGCCCCGCGCAGCCCACCGCCGCCCAAGGTTTCGCCTGCGTGCTTGGACGGGACGGTCTTGTGCGGTTTGCGCGGCGCGCGGTTGAAGTGGAAAATGAACTCGTGCGACGGGGCCAGGCGCCCCTGCCAGTCGCCCGGCAAGCCCGGGCCCTGATCCCAGACATACCAACCAAACCGCCGCCAGCCAGATGCGCGCATCCATTCCACCCATCCTTCCCAATAGGGCTGCCATTCGCCGCTCCGGTGCACGAGGCCGAGGTTGACCAGCAGCTGCGCGTCGGCGGTGACCGG